GCAACGGGTAACGAGGTGCGTACGTTAGTCCAGCGTGGCGACGTAGATCAAGCTAGCTGGGCGTTCACCGTTAAGAAAGAAGAATGGGTAGACGTACGCAGCGAAAAGCCCTTGCGCGTTATTAAAGAAGTGGGCGAAATTTACGACATTAGCCTTACGCCCCGTGGCGCAAATCCTACTACCTCCGTAGCTCTTCGCAGCTTGGAGGCAGCTAAAGAAGAATATAAAGAACCCGAACTGGCGGAACCAGTAATTGAAACAAAACCCGAAAACGTGGAAAACGTAGAAAACACCGAGGAGCGCGCGGCAAACTTTGTCGACGCTTCCGCAGTCCAGGGCAAGCTCTCTAAATCCGAAGAGCGCGACTTGGCGAAATTCAATATCGTTAAGGCCATTAACGAGGCCCGCAACGGTAAACTTACCGGCGTAGAAGCCGAGATCAACCAGGAAGGTATCAACGAGAAGCGCAAGCTTAACCAAGACTACCGCGACGGCCACGCCGTAAACCTTCCCGAAATGTTGTTCAAGCGTACGCAAACCGTAGGCGTAGCCGCTGACGGTGGCGACTTGGTATTTACCGAGCCTGGCCGTTACGTTGACTTCTTGTACCCCAACACTCCTATGCTCAACCTTTGTAGCGTAGCCGAGAATTTGGTAGGTAACGTAGACTTCCCCAAGCAGACTTCTAGCTACGACTTGAACTGGCAGACGGAAACCGGTACCGACACGGCGCAAGATATCAACTTCGACCGCGTGAGCATGAGCCCCAAGCGTGCCGTAATTACCGCTTCCATGAGCAACCAATTGTTGCGCCAGGAATACAGCCGCGGTATCGAAAGCCGTATTATTAGCCAGCTCAACCAGTCATTCAACAAAGGCTTGGAGAACGCCGTATTGAACGGTACGGGTGCTTCTAACCAGCCTTCTGGTATCTACACCGAATTGGCTGCACAAGCTTTGACGCTTGGCGCTATTTCTTTTGACGACTTGGTAGACATGGAAGCTGCCTTGGCTGCTGACGACGCATTGGCTGGACGCCTTGCCTACATCACGCACCCCAACGTAGTAGCTAAATTGAAGAAAACCAAAGTAGACGCTGGCTCTGGCCGCTTCTTGGTAGAAGGTATGTTGGATCCCGTTAAGACGGCCAACGGCTATAACATCTACTCTACGACTTTGTCTAAAAAGACTGCCGGCAGCCCCGACACGTACGGTATGTTGTTCGGTAACTTCAACGACGTACAGATTGGCTTCTGGGGCGGTGCTACTTTGATGGTAGACCCCTATACGAACATGAAGTCTTCAATCGTAGAAGTACTGGTAGAGCGCTTTATGGACGTAGCGGTATTGCGCGACGAATCCTTCGCTTTGGCAACCGACGTTACCATTTAAAATGGCGAATAGCATTACATACACACCACAAGCCATAAGCCTGGACGAAGTTAAAAGCTTCGTCCGGGTGGACGGTTCTAGCGACGACAACCTACTTACGTTCCTCTACGAGGCAGCGTGCGAAGAGGCTTTGTCCTACGCGCACGTGGTGTTAGGTAGTGCGACAATTACTAGCGATACAGTATGGGCAAGCTCTTACGAGCTGCCCTACTGGCCGCTGGGTTCTATTACCTCCGTCCATGTTTACGTAGACGGAGTAAGCACAGAGGACACCGAGTACGAACTGTTAGACGGCGTTATTAGCCCCAGCATTGGGGAAGAAGGCGACCGCATGGTAATTGTGTACACAGCTGGTTATGCCTCTATGCCCAAAGACATTAAGCACGCTATTTACCAGCGTATTAAGTTCGGGTACGACTTCGGCGACGATATGCCTTACAACGTCGGCCCGCGTTTCTTTGACCGTATCGTAGGTCGCTATCGCCGGAATTTTGCATGACCCTAGACCGCCGCGTAACCCTTTACGAACCGACCACGACCGTAAACAATAGTGGCCAGGTTAAGCGCAGTTTTACTAGCGCCGGTACCTTCTATGCCCAAGAGGTAATACCAGGTATCGAGGTAGCGGGTAGCGAGAGTTTCGTAAACGACCAGATGCAAAGCCAGTACGTAGT